GGGGTAAAACCCCGCGCAATTATTGAACTCATTGACTTTGTAAAACCTGGTCTACAAGTGGCTGTCCCCACTTGGAACGGTCTAAGTCTTTGACGGATATAATTGTGCTCCTTTTCTCTCCGAGCAATATTTAACCTTGCCTAAGCATTCTGTGTGTCAGACGCACGCACTGATTGGCATGCACTATGTGTGGCATTGTATTTTCCCCTACTACTATTTTCCTAGTTTCACTGAATAGGAGTTTTTCCTTGTTGTAGTTGATAAAGAGTAGTAACTTTCCCGGCGTACCTAGTATTAGCCGCCCTTTATTGGGATAAAAATAGGAAAGAAGCTAACGTCGCTGCAACGGTGTTTCTAGGACTAAAATGCTCACTCCTGAGCTAACTAAAGCCGATACCTGCGTTGAGATATATGCAGATTTGGATTCACTTTAGTTTTCTCTGTCCGAGCATGGTATAGCCATGGGACAACAAGAAGAGCGCCTGTAACTTGCTTAAATGATGGCACCCCCCTTTCATGATGAATACAACTAACGCCGAGGGGCAGTCTCCAGCCTATAAGGATGACACGCTTGTCCAGAAGCAAGCAACCCAGTCCGAGAGTACTGTGAACTCAGATTTGTACGAGCTTAAACGCATATTCGAAATGAGCGTATCAAGCGATTCACTGCCAATAGGAGAAAATTTTGGCGTTGATGAATTCTATGATTTTACCGCGTGTAAAATCATTAAGAATTTAATTAATCGCTATGTAGATCCCAAAAATGCTCATGTACGGCGTTCTCTTGGTGAGAAATGTGCGCTGAAAATTTTGATGTGTAATACTAATTTAGACTGTCTTACGCGCGAAGATCTTGCTTTCGTGCGATTGCTTCGCTATCATAACTATCCTCTTGCCAATGACATTCGTGATTGGCATTCTCTCTTTGTCCTGTATGAAACTTGGAAACCCGATGCAGAGTATTACGATCATTGGATTAAATTTCATTCTAACGAGAAATTTCGGGTAGTGGAAAATGATCAGTCTCTTTTCCAGAAGCATACAGAGTCACAGCAATTTCGGGACTCTCCTGGCTACGCTCCTACATTTGACTATTCATTCTTCCTTTTTGAGAAAGAACTTTCTATGCCATATGGCATCGCTTGTCCTAGCGCTGAGCCAAGCTATGAAATTGGTCGCGTGGTACGCTTTACAAACGGGTGCGTGATCAAGCACTATAGAAAGAAGGACGTGTACACAGCAGATGTCGATCGCTCGTTCCTGCTTATGTTGGCCGGAGATGTGGAAACAAATCCAGGCCCTGTTCGCACACGTACTCCTGAAGAGGAAATTGAGTACCAGCATGAACAAATAGTGGACCTTATGAAAATGCTCCGTGTCTGTAAGAAGAAGGAGAAGAAGTACAATAACAAGGTCCAGCGCGCAATTGAACTGGAGAAAAGAACGCGCAATCAGAAACGCAAGCAAGAAGCGCTTGAGAAGCGATGTGCTCAGGGTGTTGGTGATATCGCTCACAAATTGGTGGAAGATGCCTCCAATATGTTCACAGAGAAAACTGCAGTGGAAGCAGTGAAAGCAGGCGCTTATATGGCAGCCAATGCAGTGTGCCCAGGTGTGGGTACTACCGCCGCTTTGGTGGTCAACGGAGCGAAAGCTTCTTCGGCTCTCAACCAAGTTGAGCCTACTCTCACTATGCTCCAACGCCTCCTTGAAAGTCTCACGAAATCAAGCGAGGAGATTCGTTCTCTCTTTTCTATTCCTGTCGACTGTGACTTTATTGCTATCATCGTTTCTCTTATTTCTATTGCAACTGCTATTCTTCAACAGCAACTTTTCATCGCCACTATTCATTGCTTGAACTTAGCTCGTCAATTGAACATTACTATGGATTCTCTTATGTCACTTGTGCCAAATTTTTCCCTAGGTGGCGTTGCATTCGGCGAGACCGAGGAAGGGAGAGTGGGGCAGAGTCTTGTCACCGACATGTTCGACACAGTGTTAGACTCTCCGCACATGCTTCCTTTTACTGGTTTTCTCTCTTTTCTATGCGGTGTGTTTTCTCTTTTGTGCGTGGGCACTATTCCTACTCCAACAGAAATGACTCGACACTTCGCAAACGTAGGGCGCGCAGCTCAGGGCTTTCGCTCTGTAAAAGACTTATTCGATTGGCTGCGCTCTTTTCTTGAAGAAATTTATTACACAACCGTTTACGGCCTCTCTGCAGAAGATTACAAATTCATTCAAGAATATCCCGATATTGAAAACTTGTATGCAGCGTCACAAATCATCACTTCATTAGACAAGCAAATTATCAAAGATTCGCGTCAGGTTGCTAACCAAATTCTCACAGTTAATGACCGTTTGCAGGAATGTTACACAAAAGCAATTAGGACAGCTTCTAGACCAAATATCACATTTATAGGTAGTATTCAAAAATCCATTGCTGATCAAGTCCACGAGGCAACTGTTAGTCCCGCTCGCAAAGTTGCTACTCGACAGAGTCCTCTTTCTCTCTTCTTCTACGGCCAGGCAGGTGTTGGAAAGAGTGTTGCCACGGAAGTCATAAAAGCGCGCATTTTCAAACACTTTTTGAAAGATAAAGGTACAGATTACGGAAACTGCGCGTTCACTCGAAATGCAAAAACGAAATATTGGGAGGGATACACAGGGCAACCTATAGTTCTTCTTGATGATTTTGCTAACGCAGTAGACTCGCAAGTGGCCCCAGTTGAGGAATTTCATGAAATCATCGGCATGGTCAACACCGCACAATATCCTCTGAATATGGCAGCTCTTCAATCCAAAGGTCAGGATTTCTTTACTTCTCAGTTTGTTTTAGCTTCTTCAAATTTGCAGTACCCAATTGTTAGGTCTCTTGTCGATCCAAGTGCTATTTATCGGCGCTTCAATATGTATGTGGAGTGTTCGATCGACCCAAGCTATGGTGTGGTGTCCGGGACTGCTAAGGATGGATCTCCCATCTACAAATTCGACAAACGCACTATTGCTGAAAAGAAAGGCTGCACTGTAAAAGAACTAGATGCTCTCTTCACTGAACACTATCGCTTTGATATCTATACTGTTGCTTACAATCAGGCTACTGGTAGTACATCTGTCTCACCCGTCCCTAAGAAGAAAGGATTGGATTTCGAGGATCTGTGGAAATATATCCTCGAGATACAGGAAATTCATGATGAAGGCGAAAAGCGGATGGACGAGGCAATTCGGAAGCAAGCTGGACTCGCAGTTGAGACAGAGAAGGAAAGTGTGAGTGAGGTGATGGTCAAGTTTGATCGTATCTTCTGTCCAGAAAAATTTGTTGCAGCTTGTGCCAGTGGTATGGACGATCTTGCTGCAAAGCCAGACCCGGACGATTACAAGGAAGCTTGTGGTTTGTTCGGTGCTGGGTTTGCACAGATGTCGGCAACTGTCAAGGAGTTGAAAGACAAGTTTGCCGAGAAGAAGAAGGAGTGTTCAGACCACATTGCTGCAGCTTTCGCTAAACTCAAAGCTAACGTTAGTAGCCCTTTCTCCTCTATTGCATCATTTATTCTATCTTTCCTGGAAACTGCTGCTGGAACTATCAAATCTTATCTTCCCTCTGCCGTGAGACCTGCTATAGTTTCTGTTCTACTCGCAACCGCAACTCATTTCGCTTCACGATGGCTTTCACAGTATGTTGACGGCTTCTTCAACCGTGCATCAACCTGGTGTTCCTTCAATCAAGGTCCTTCTGACCAAATCTCTCCCTGTCAATCTTGTAAAGGTTGTACTATTCTACAATACCCACGTTCTGGAAACATGATTCGCTATTTCTTACAACGCACTGCACACGAAGATGTTAGGAAGATACTCTTGCGCTATATGTCCTCTGACCACCTTGCCAAACTACAACGCGATGCCGATCACTGCATGTCGGAAGATCTCCATGCACAGCGTGTCTATGAAAATCAACCACGCATGCCGCCTGCTCGAGTCATCGCCCAACGTGTGTACGAAACTCAACCACACGGAGTCACTTCCGGGCGATTAGCTCAAAATTGTGGGGTTATCACGTGCAAAACAGACATGGAAATTGGTGCTCAACGTTACGCACAGAGAGATCAGGTACAGGTAGATCAAACCACACACGTTCTTCTCCGCAACTCTGTGTGGATTCAGGCTGCTGATGAAGATGGAATTTGCAGTAGGAGTAACGGGGTTTTTCTTGTGGGGCGCACCATGATGACTACAGCTCACACAATTCTTTCACCACCGCGCGATAAGCCTGTTAAATATCTCATCATTCGTAATCCTTATGCTACCGACAATTCAATTCGTGTTCCTATTACTGAATGTAGTATTTCTAAACTCAAGCGGCTGGATGGAAGTCCCGTTGATCTTTGTCTTGTCACTTTTCCCCCTTGTGTTCCTAACAGACCCCGCATTCTTTCTAAATTTGTAGATGCTGAAGATGTAGACCGGCTTCCGGAAGGAGAACTCATCTTTGCTGGATTCTATGAACATGAAGGCAAGACAATCGTTCAGCAAAAGTACGCTCACAAATTTCAAGTAAACACTAAAACTGTCAACTATCATCTACATGCTGGTGTGTGCCCTGTGTCCGGTGGTGCATGCGAATGCTTGCTTGAAATTGGAACACATGTAGAGTATGATCTGGAGACAAAGAATGGCATGTGTGGTGCGCTTCTGACAATTGCAAATCGCCTGGTACATTCTAAACTGATTGGCATTCATGTTGCAGGTGGCAAAAATGTACTCGCTCTTGGTGCTCTCACTACTCGCCAATTTCTTGAATCTTCTCTTGCTGAACACACTGCCACTCATGGCATTCCTGCTTCTTACATAATAGACGGTAGACTTCCTTACAGTCAATCGTTTGTTGACACAACAGTTGTTCCTTCTCTTGTGCACGCAGGTGATTGCCTTGCAGTTGGCGTCGCCAAAGCACCTCTAGCTCCTGTCGCTACTCAGCTCAATCCTTCAGCTATCTTTGACAAAATTCAACCACATATCACGCGCCCAGCACATCTTACACCTACATACATCAATGGAGAAAGAGTGGATCCCATGGCGAAAGGCATTGCCAAAGTTCTCAACCCACAGACTTGGGTTGATTCTACTCTGCTCGAAATAGCTGCTGCTGATGTGTTTGACGCCATCGGACGCAAGGATGAACCACGTGTGTTTACACACGAGGAAGCTATTGTCGGCGATCCAGAAGATCCATACATTCGACCTATCAACCGAACCACTTCACCTGGCTATCCGTACAATCTTGACAACCCATCAAAAGGTAAGACGCACTGGCTAGGACACGACGAAACATATATCACTGACAACGCTGAATTGCGAAAGGATACTGACGACCTGATTGACGACGCACGTAATGGCATTCGAGGAAATGCTATCTCTCTGGCAACGTTGAAGGATGAGAAGCGCCCACACGCGAAGGTTGACGCGTGCAAGACCCGAGTATTTGAGGCATGCCCTCAGCACTTGGTTATTGCAATTCGTCGCTACTTCTTAGACTTCTCCGCTCATGTCATGAAAGGTAGAATTTCGAATGGTATTGCGGTCGGTGTCAATCCTATCTCTCTTGAATGGACTCGCATCGCAGAGCATTTGCTTCGGAAAGGGAACAACATGGTCGCTGGAGATTTCTCAAATTTTGAC